TTTCTTTCCAGATTGGACGGAGGTAGTGGAAGTCTGTATAGCCTGCTTGTAGCGTCCCTATGAGGCTTGCAGCCTTAGCTCTAGCATTCAAGTCATGTTGATCTTCTACATCATCTGCATTTAACTCACAGAGGTTGCAGAACTGGAACGGTCTAAGACCTATTTCACAGCAAGGGTTAGTCCCCCACTCCTCATTGGAAGTCCAGTAGATGCCCGGTTCACCAGCACCACTAGCCTCCACCACTTTCATTAGTTCGTAGAATTCTTCCTTTGCAACCTCACCCCTTGGCAGAACCACTGAGTTGTTTGCTCTTGCCCGATAGGGGCTATCTTCCCACCAGTTGCCTGACTTGCAGCGGAGCATTTCAGCATCCTCTCGGTCAAAGAGGGAGATGAGCGCAGCCCTGCGTATGCCGCCAGCAAGCACAGCGTCAGCAATAATACAACAGATGTCGTGGACTTCAATAGGGCGTAGTTGTCTTCCTTTAGCTTCATCTAGTTTTCCTTTTAATGTTTCAATGCAATGTTTTAGTGGAGCTGGCCCCGGAGCTTTTCCTCCAGTAGTAATAAGGGCCGCACCTTTCTCTCTAATGTCTCGATAGTCAAATACAGGCTCCTGCTTTCCAAGGAAGTGTGCTTCAACCAAGACTTTAATTGCGTCTGCCCACCCCTCAATGCTGTCTCCAATGAGAAATCTTCGAGCTTCAGGGAGAGTTCCTTTAACTGTTGGAAGTTTATCAACCCATATCTTTTGCACAGAGTAGCCTCCTCCAGTACCTCCAAGGAGGAGGAACATAAGCTCACTGAATCCATCAATGTGGTCGATTGGCAAGAAGGCACAGTTATAGATTCGGTTGTTGGCCACTTCAATGGGCCTACCTCCGAATTGTAGGGATCGCATAGATGGCAATACTTTCTTTGCATAGACATACTTATAAGCCTCTTCTATCTGGTCTGCTATCTGTGGATAGGAGCGTTGGTGCATCTCCTTGTTACGTGTTACCAACTCTTCCCATGTCTCTCTTCGTCCTTTCTCCTCAACATACTTAGCATACTTGTTGAAGATGGTTACGTCACTTAATATTTTATTACTTCTATTCACTAAACATCTCCATAATCTTACTATCACCAGTGAGGACAACCCCTCCTACAGACATACTAGGTATAGATCTAACACACCAGTCTTTAGCCAAGTCCTTCCCCTCTGTGGTGCCTATGTCAATGTATGTATACTCTACACCCCTCCCGTCTAAGAAGCTCTTAACACGCTTACAGGGGCCACAACTAGCCCCTCCTAACAATACACTAACCTTCTTCATCTTTTTCCCCTTCAGCTTCTTCTAAAGCTACCTCAATAAGTTTCTCTACATCCCCTGCTGTTAAGTAGAGGTCTTTACCATCTAGTACATTGTCCACTTGTTCTTGTGAGAAGAACCGTCCATAGATGGTGTGGTAGATGTGAGAGAGTCGCTTAGATGTAAACTCTGCTGACTTCAAGTTCTCATTAATCTTACCAAACTCACCACCACTTCCATCATGTAACATCACCTCACAGAATTCCCCTAGTAGGAAGCTGTGACATGCAAAGAACAAGAGGCTGCCAGCACTAGCCACTAGCCCATCAGCACTGCCTACAACAGTAGCTTCTGTCTGTGCTATAGCATGGATGATTTCTATGGCAGTGTTCAGGTAGCCACCTGGAGTGTTTAAGTGGAGGATGATTATGTCGTTAGCTGTAGCACTGTAGAGTGTGTCTAGTAAGTCAACATAGTCCTCACTGTCTCCCACCTCCCCATGAATGAAGAAGTGGTAGGTTATGCCAATAGGGTTGGCTCTTACATAGTCTTTATAATATAGGCTCATTTGACCTCCGAGTACATTTCCGCATAGTCTATCATGCTGCTAACTCCCATTGTTCAAACGCTTCTATCCAAGCTTTACATTGATCACTACGTAGTATGTCAGCCTTACCAAACTCTACGGTGTGTACATTCATCCTACAGTAGTCAATCATCTCTAGTAGTTCAGACAGTCCACTGCCCTTGAACTTAGGACTTATCTGAGCTACATCTCCACACAACACCACCTTAGACCACTTACCTGTACGGGTTAGGAATACTTTCAGTTGTTGAAAGCTCATGTTCTGACACTCATCTACAATGATGAAGGTGTTGTCAAAGGTTAGGCCTTGTATGAATTCAAGAGGCATGTATGTCAGTCTCTTATACTTCTCAAGCGTCTCCTGCTTCTTCTCATCTACACCATGAGCAGCAAAGTTCTGCTGGATAGGCCTCACCCAAGGATCAATCTTCTCTCGTTCAGTTCCGGGCAAGAAGCCACTCTCCTTAGCAAAGGATACATTAGGTCGTGTCACCATCACCTTCTGTCCCTTCCCCTTAGCCAGCCATTCAATGGCAGCTCCTACAGCACCATAAGTTTTCCCTACACCAGCTGAGCCATAGGCTATCACTGGCATAAGTGCTTTGTCTCTTAGTGCTAAGTCGTATAGTTCATGATTTTTAGTAGTCATCTTTCCACCTTATTTTTCCGTGTAGTGTTTCAAACATCTCAAACAACTCTCGCTTAGTGTAGAGAACGTCACCGTTGTTTAAGCCTCTGAGGAAAGTAGCAAAGTTTGCCCAGTCTCCCTTATGCATACATGGTACACCATACTCTAGTCCCCAAGGCTCATCAGGGACTCCCCTTATATCTATCCTACCTACACACCAGTGGTTGCCATGCTCTTCGCACCACTTTTTATTTATCGGCCCCATCCAATTCAGTGAGTAGGAGTAGGATTCATGATTCTTAGTTGTCATAAATACTTCTTCTTCAAGTAGTCCAGAGACAGCTCACAAACGTCAGCGCTCCCATCCTTCACATCATTAAGCTGCACTATGCCTCTCCAATGTTTGTTCCCCTGTGGGCCTTGATAACGCTCCTCATGGTCATAGAAGGCTCCAGCTACAATGCCTAGCCTTTGTGTACCATCAGACAGGAAGTGTTTCCCCATCTTGTACGTTTGGCTATGCCCCATGATAAAACTATGTCCTGCATTCTTAAGCATAGTATCTATCTGACCTCCTAGTGGTGCTCCCTTTACACTATGTGGATTTTGTATGTAGTGAGAGAAGCGTATGCCCTCTATGTTCTTTATCTTCAGGAAGTCCACCACCTCCCACCCCAGTCCCTCAAGAAACCTATTAGTCTTATCTTCAAGGAAGCCCTCAAGTATTGGGTGTTCCTCTATAAGTCTAGGTAGCCTCACTTGTGGGTCATGGTTGCCTACAATGTATGTCAGCTTAGGTCTGTATATTTTCTTCTTGTGCAACCTACGCTTACCATTATCCTTAATCATGGGAAGCATAAGTGCCATCATAGCCTCTTCACCAGCATCTAGGTCAGCCTTAAGCTTCTGTCCTTCAGCCTCTAGGTTGGTGTTGAAGCGACTAAGGGAGGGCATGTCCCACCAGTCCCCCATGACTACAATGTGATGTGGCTTATGCTTAACAATGTAATTGCCAACTGCCTTGATGTGGTCTATGGGAACCCCTTGTCGTACTTGTGTATCTGGTATAACTAACAGTTTCATTCTATGCCCCTATTAAGTTCAGCCTTCACAGTGTCAAGTCCTTTGTTCTTAATGGCCATTAGCATAAGCCCCACACCAACACGCCCTGGCTCATCAAGCTTCTCCATGTAACATACAGCATCTTGTGGCCGTCCATTGTCCTTAAGGTTGGAGATGGTGGTGAGTCTGTTCCATGCTCTGTGTGAAGCATTCTCGATGTGGTTGAACAAGGAGAGTTCCTTGTAGTAACGTTCAGTGTTATCTGTCATGTGTTCTCCCTAGCTTTACGTCTATGCTTAGTTCTTTCTGCTGTCTCTTCTTTACTCTTTTTATCATGGCAACTTTTACAAAGAAGTTGTAGGTTATCTGCTTCACAGAACATACGTCCTATGCATGAGTCCCAACTGATCCATCCAGTGACAGGTACTATGGGCTCAATGTGATCTATGAACACGTTCTTCGCCCTCTTAGCTCCTTGCTTAATAGTGCTGGGCACATGTTCCTTGCACTCTGCACATAAGTAGACGCCTCTTCTTACTCTTGCTGCTGATAGGCAGTCTCTTATGGGAGCCCACTTACGTGTAGCCCCTCGTAGTTGATTCTTAATGAAGCTCTTCCACCGAGCCTCAGTCCACCTACCTCCACATCTAGTCTTCTCTCCACTAGGTCTGGCCATTTAAACCTCCAAAATATTTTCTAGCAATAAATACACTGTCTGCATTCATTAACTCCACTAGATAGTCATGATCACTCTGT